TGAATTATGTTCAACTGCACACCCAATTATAACTGGTGGCACTTTTGCTAATGAACCATCAACTGATGCAGACCTTAATGAAACATCACTTGAAGATGCTTTAATTAGCATTGCAGGTTTTGTTGATGAGAGAGGTCTCAAAATTGCATTGACAGGTAGAAAACTTGTTATACCTCGTCAATTACAATTTGTTGCTGAAAGACTCATGGCATCTCAGTTAAGAACTGCAACAGCAGACAATGACATTAACGCAATAAGATCAACTGGAATGCTTCCAGAGGGTTATACAGTTAATGACTTTTTGACTGACACTGATGCATTTTTTATCTTAACAGATGCTCCAAGAGGCTTCATGCACTTCGAAAGAGTGCCTTTAGCAACTCAAATGGAAGCTGATTTTGATACTGGCAATATGAGATTTAAGGCCAGAGAAAGATACAGTTTTGGATTTTCAGATCCAAGATGTGTCTTCGGATCAAAAGGTGCATAAAAAAATTAAGTAGATTTTTTAAGGCGACTCATTGCAGTCGCCTTTTTTTTATGTATAATAAACTAACCTTGACAGTTACACTCAAGTAACTGACATTTGCCAAGACAAGGAGATTAACATGGCTAATACAACTTTTACAGGTCCCGTTAGATCTGAAGGTGGATTTAACGTTATTAATAAAAATGGCACTACTGGTGCCGTTACAGAAACTGGTTTTTCAGTAAATTCTACTGGACAACTTGTTTCCATGGGTACAAGAAAAATTCAATCTTTTGCTGGTACATTAGCTTCTACCGATGCTGCTTCTACTGCTTACGCAGATGGAGACTGTTTAGTAGAATTAGGTACATTAAATGTCGATGCACCTAGTGGGTTGGTAACACCAAGTAAAATTTTCATACACAGAGCTTTAATTGGTATTACAACTGCTGCGGGTCAGACATTAGCAGGAAACTTAGCACTAAGTTCTACAAGTGGCACCGCTACAAATGCTGCAGTTACTGGAACAGAGATTGTTGGTGCAGGCGTAACGTCATTTAATGAGCAATTAAGTGCAACACAATCAATCACAGAGATTGATATTAATTTCAACGATACCGCTGGTAATTATCACATATTTGTACCTAACATAACTGCTGCGGTTGCTAACGTGCACTTATATGCAAGAGCAACAACTACAGTAAATGCTGATATAACTGATGGAAGATTCACAGTTGAATTAGAATACTCTGTTTATTAATAGGAGAAAATAATGGCAGCTAGATCAGATGTAAAAGCTTTTAATTTTGATCAAGGTGACAGTTCAGCCGTTGTTGGTCCAGCAAGATCTAGAATTAGACAAATTGTAATATTTGGAAATTCTGCTGGTGCTTTAACCATTACAGATGGAGATGGAGGATCTAATTTATTAGTTCAAAGTTTTCCAACTGGTTTACATACTCTTAATATACCAGATGCGGGTGTATTAGCAGAAAGTGGTGCTTTTATATCTGCTTTCTCGGGTAGTGGTAATAAGCTCACTATATTCTTGTCATGACCAGAAAAGCTGATAAGCAACCACCTAAAACAAAAAAATATTTCCGTCCCACAAAAAAAGGGGCGGGAATGACTAAAGCGGGTGTTGCTCGTTATCGAAGAGAAAATCCTGGTAGTAAGTTAAAGACTGCTGTTACTGGTAAAGTTAAAAAAGGTAGCAAAGCAGATAAAAGGAGAAAGTCTTTTTGTGCTCGTTCTGCGGGTCAAATGAAAAAGTTTCCAAAGGCCGCTAAAAATCCTAACAGTAGATTGAGACAAGCAAGACGAAGATGGAAGTGTTAAATGACAAGTAAAGAATTATTAAAATTATTAGAAAAACATGAACAAGTTTGTAATGCTAGATTTGATGGAATTAACGCAAAGTTAAATAAACTTGATAATAGATTATGGATTATAGTAACATTAATTATAGTCGCTAGTGGGTTGGAGCAACTTATCTAATGACGATGGGTCGGTCACAAATGGCAAAGCAAGTGACCAATCCACCACGAAAGAGGAAGTGGAGTGCCAAACGGAAGAGGAAAATCAATTGTGCCAGACCTCGTGGATTTTCTGAAAAAGCACATTGTGCCTCTAAAAAAAGGCGAGGTCGTAAGAGGTGAACCAGTTAAGGTTTGTCTTAAATGTAAAAAGAGAGAGTGGATGTGCACTTGTTGGAAAATATTAAGGAGATAAAATATGCCAAAAGACGCTTGTTATTATAAAGTAAAAGCTAGATATAAGGTTTTTCCATCAGCTTATGCTTCAGGAGCCATTGCAAAATGCAGAAAAGTAGGTGCAGCAAACTATGGCACAGGTGGTAAAAAGAAAAAAACTAAAAAGAAAGCCATGGGTGGAGTTGTAAAATTTGGAACTGGTGGATCTGTTAATGCAGGATGTGGTGCAGTTATGAAAGAACGTGGTAAAAAAACACTAATAGTATAATGGCAGTAAGAAAGACAAAAGCGGGTTTAGCACTTAAACGTTGGTTCAAAGAAGATTGGAAAGATCAAAGAACTGGTAAGAAGTGTGGTAGACAAAAAGGTGAGAAGAGAGGCACACCTTATTGTAGACCAACTAAACGTATTTCTAAAAAAACACCAAAAACAGCATCAGAGATGACAGCGTCTGAAAAACGTAGTAGAATAGCACAGAAGAAGAGATTAGGGCAACCCGCAGGTAAGCCAAGAAGAGTGAAAGCTTTGAAAAGGAGAAAAAAGTGAATAAAAAAACACAACTAAATAAAGCCATTCAAAAAGTTAAAAACAAAACTAATAACAAAAAAACTACAAAAAAGAAAAAACTGCCTCCTGCATTACAAGCATTTTTAGACAAAAAGAAAAAGAAAAAGGGCAAAGGTTAATAGATGGCAACTTCTGGTTCAAGAGATTTTGATTTAGATGTCGGTGAAATTATTGAAGAAGCTTACGAGCGTTGTGGCTTAGAGTCTAGAACAGGCTACGACTTGAAAACTGCTAGACGTTCTTTAAATATAATGTTCGCTGATTGGGCAAACAGAGGATTAAACCTATGGACAGTAGAACAATCTACGCAAGCTCTTACTGATGGAACTGCATCTTATACATTAAGTGCAGATTTTACTGATTTATTAGAAGTCGTTGTAAGAAGAAGTGGCACTGACTTTATGTTAACCAAAATGTCTCGTGGCGAATATTTAAACATACCCACAAAAACTCAAGAGGGTAGACCAACTCAATATTATTTTGATAGAAAAACTACACCTAGTATTACACTATGGCCGACACCAGAAAATAGCACAGACACATTAGTGTTTTACTATGTAAGAAGAATACAAGATGTAGACACACAAGTTAATACAACAGATGCACCATTTAGATTTTTACCATGTGTTATAGCGGGACTATCATATTACTTAGCCGTAAAAAAAGCACCAGATAGAATACAACTATTGAAAAGTATATATGAAGAAGAATTTCAAAGAGCCTCTGACGAAGATGATGATAGAGTGCCTCTAAAACTTACACCAGATATTAAATTTTTGAGGGTATAATGGGTAGATTTGCTTCAGCCAAATATGCATACGGAATTTCAGATAGATCTGGTTTTAGATATAGAATAAGAGATATGAGAAAAGAATGGAATGGTGCCTTTGTAGGTTATGATGAATATGAGTCAAAACATCCTCAACTTGAACTCTCAAGAATAAAGGTTGATGCGGAAGCCATTAGAAATGCAAGACCAGATCGAACAGAGCCATCTGTTGAAAATTTATTGGGAGTTAATCCTTTCACTTCGGCCGTTGCTGATTCTGGTAGCACAGTAATAACTGTTCTAGAAAAAAATCACGGAAGGTCAAGTTCTGATACAGTCCGTTTTAGAAACTGTATTGGTTTCGATGGTATTACCAAAGCTAATTTAGAACTAGCCACTGGCTTTACAATTACTGTAACATCCACAGATCGTTACACTTTTACAGTTAGTGCTTCATCTACAACAGGTAACATTAAAGGAGGCGGTGATCGAGTATCTGCTGGACCCGTTACATTATCGTCATGAGTTTCACAAAAGCAACATTAACAACTGCAATACAAGACTACACTGATAATAGTGAGACCACCTTTGTAAATAATATTCCTAATTTTGTAAAAGCAGCAGAAGAAAAAATATTAAAGAGTGTAGACTTTGATTATTTTAGAAAAAATGTGACAAGCACTTTAACTTCTTCCGATCAGTTTTTAACTGTGCCTACAGATTATTTAGCTTCGTTTTCATTACAAATTACTACATCTGGATCAGAAAGTTTTCTTCTGCAAAAGGATGTTAATTTTTTAAGAGAATATACACCCGCTGCTACGACAACAGGTTTACCAAAATATTATGCCAGATTTGACGAAAACAACTTTATGTTAGCACCCACGCCTAACAGTGCATATACAATTGAATTACATTATTTTTACAGACCAACAAGCTTAACTGCGGGCAGTGATAGTGGTACAACTTGGTTGAGCACTAATGCTCCATTCGCTTTATTATATGGTTCGTTAGTGGAAGCTTACAGTTTTATGAAAGGTGAACCAGATGTGTTACAAAATTATAATGGATTATACACACAATATCTTGAAAGATTGAAAGATTTAGGCGAAGCTAGAGAAAACACAGATGGATATAGAGTTGGTCTACCATCAAGGCCAAGAACATAGGAGTATAAAATGGCAACAGCAAATGCAGCAACCACCTTTTTAGAAAATAGACTTTTAAGTTTAATTTTTAAAAATAACGCAGCCTCGTTTAACACACCTGGAGATAGTATATATGTTGGATTAGCAACGGCAGTATCTAATTTTAACGACTCGACTGGAGAGTCTGGCGATCCAGTTATAACGGAAGCTAATTTTACAAACTATGAAAGAAAACAAGTTACATCTTCTAACTGGACACTTACTGCTGAATCAGCAGATACACAGACAATAAAAAATGCAAACAGCATAGAGTTTAACGCATCTGGTGGCACAGACAATACAATCACTCATGTTTTTATAGCCACTGTTGCTACTGGCACTGCATTAGATGTAGTAGGCTCTGGTGGTAATGTTTTATTTATAGGTGCATTAGATGCAAGTAAAACAATATCGAGTGGTGATATATTTAGAATAAATCAAAATAACTTAACGATAGAACTTAAGTAATGGCATTAGTAATATCAGATAGAATAAAAGAAACAACGACCACAACTGGTACTGGCACATATACACTTGCTGGTGCAGTCACTGGCTTTGAGACTTTTACTGCTAATCTAAGTAATTCTGATACAACATATTATGCTTGCACTGATGGCACTGATTTCGAAGTTGGTTTAGGAACATTTACATCTTCTGGAACTACACTTGCAAGAACCACTATTTTATCAAGTTCTAATTCAAATAATGCAGTTAGTTGGTCATCTGGTACAAGAACTATATTTTGCACACTTCCTGCTGCAAAAACTGTTTTCTTAGATGCTAGTGGCAATATAGTTGCTGCAAATGGTAGTAATTTAACTGCACTAAATGCCTCTAACCTATCAAGTGGTACTGTACCAAATGCTAGGCTAGATGCAGAATTACAAGCATTAGCTGGGTTAACATCAGCAGCAGATAAAGGTATACAGTTTACTGGATCTGGCACTGCTGGGACTTATGATTTAACTTCTGCTGGTAAGGCGTTACTAGATGACGCAGATGCTTCTGCACAGAGGACAACTTTAGGATTAGGAACAGCCTCAGTTGCAGCTACTGGTATATCAAATGGTAATGTACCAGTGTTTACCTCTGGTGTAGCCGATAATGATTTTTTAAGAGTTGATGGTACAAGTATAGAAGGAAGAAGTGCATCTGAAGTATTGTCTGATATAGGTGGAGTTACTGCATCAGACGCATCTAATGATGCAACAGCTTTAGCAATAGCGTTAGGATAAGATATGGCAAATACATTTAAAGTAATTAATTTCGCTGCTGAACCAGCAACAGCAGGTGCAAATAGTGGTCTGGCGTATGATGTATATACAGTAGCAACAGGCACCACGACAGTAATACTTGGATTAACTTTATGTAATATACATACGGCACAAGTTACTGCTGACGTAAGATTAGTTAGCACAACAGCCAATAGAGGTGGTAATAATAATGTTGCTAATGGCACAAGTATAGTTGTAAATGGTGCTCCTATACCTGTTGGAAGTTCTTTAGAGTTATTGGCTGGTAATAAATATGTCATGGAAGCTGGAGATAAACTATCTATAGATTGTAGTGTAGCAGATAAATTAAGTGGCACATTAAGTGTAATGGAGATTACTTAATGCCCTATATTGGATCCTCTCCTTCTAATGGCGTAAGAAGAGTACACACATATACTGCCACGGCAAGTCAGACAACTTTTAGTGGAGCAGGCAGTGAGGGAGCTACGTTATCTTATAAAGACACAACTTTCGTTGATGTTTTTCAAAACGGAGTTCTGTTGGGTTCGGCAGATTATACTGCAACAAGTGGCACATCTATTGTCTTAGCACAAGCTGCATCAGTTGATGATTTAGTTGTTGTTATAGCGTACGATGTTTTTAGCGTAGCAGATACAGTAAGCAAATCAGATGGTGGTACATTTGATGGTGCTGTAACTGTAAGTGGTGCTTTTACTTCACAAGGTATAGACGATAATGCTGATGCAAATGCTATTACTATTGATTCATCAGAGCAAGTAGGTATAGGAACTACAAGTCCTGCTGATAAACTTCATATTTCTAAGGGAAGTTCTGGAATATCATCATTTGCAGCTAATACTCAGGTAATTATGGAAGATGATGGAAACGTAGCACTTCAATTAGCATCACCAAATACTGCAACTCAACAAATTCTTTTTAGTGACCCTGAAAGCAACATAGCAGGGGTAATAAAGTATGACCATTCTAATAATTCAATGTCATTTTTTACTGGAGAAGGAACTAATGAACGACTGTTTATCGCTAATAATGGTACAATATTGACGAATAAAACTGATGTAAGTGTTGCAGTAGTAGGTGCGGCATTTTATAGTGGAGGTCACGGAGCTTTTACACGAGCTTCAGGTATTGCATTGATAGCAAATAGAACTACAAATGATGGTCAAGTAGTATCTATTAGGCAAGACAACACACAAGAGGGTGCAATAAGTGTAAGTGGTTCAACAGTTAGTTATACTTCTTTTACTGGTACACACTGGTCTAGACTTACAGATAATTCTAAACCAACTATTTTAAGAGGAACTGTGATAGAAACAATCGATGAAATGTGTGATTGGTATCAAGTGCAATTTACAGTTAAGCCTACTGATGGAACAAGTAATTATGTAGAGAAAGTAAGTATTGCTTTACCAAAAGGCAAAAAAGCAGGTGATAAAATTACTTACAAACATAATGATATTACTTATAAAGATGCTGAAATAATTAAAGAAGATGATGAGAAGCACACCAAGTGTAAAATATCTGATACAGAAGATTCTAAAAGAGTTTATGGTGTCTTCATGGATTGGGATAATGATGATGATTCTGTCAATGATATGTTTGTAATGGCAGTAGGTACTGGTGTTGTAAGAATATCAAAAGATGTAACTGTAAATGCAGGTGATTTACTTTCGTCTAAAGGTGATGGCACAGCTAAAGTTCAAGATGATGATATAGTTAGAAGCAAAACTATAGGTAAAGTTTTAACAAACATAAAGCAAGAAACATATGATGACGGAAGTTATACTGTTCCTTGTGCACTATATTGTGGGTGATTAAATGACAAAAG